ACAAGGTTTGATGTACAGCGTTGTGTTCCAGATGCTCTTCAACGCATGGTTAATGTTGCCAGTAACCGAGCGAATGAAGTCAGTCATCAGCTTCCCAAGGTACCCCTTGTTCGGGCAAAGACTGTCCATCCAGGTCTCAACAATGACCAATCGACGCTTCATCCGGTTGATGTCCGAAGAGATCGATTCCACAACAGCCGCCATAGACTTACTTTTAATGATCTGAGTGAGGTGGTGTTCCTTGTCCTCACTGAGGTCGCTGATGCGGTCATCCACTGAACGACGGAAGATAACGTTACTCTCGATCGCCAGTTCCTTGCAGATCTCTTCGCCCATTTCTTTTAGCCTTACAACATCCTCGTCATAGGCCCGAATGGTCTTGAGTTGTCCGGTCAAGTAACTGACCCTGAACTTGTACGTAGAGATCTTGGTGTTGACTTCGTGGAGTTCTGCTTCGGTATTCGCCACGTAAGTAGCGACGTCCAAAACGTTCTGCCGCTCCAGAAGCGCTAAGCGCGCTTTTAAGAGCTTTTCTTCCTCAGTCAGTGCATTGCAATACCCGAGCTTCTCTTCACGCGCCAGGAACGTTCTCAGAGCGTTGTGGAGACGTTCTGACACCACACGACCTACATCAAAGGCTTTGACCAGCTCTGGGATGATTTTTACGTGATCATTCTCACGCACCCACCGCATAAGCTGGTTCATGCTGTTGAACCATTCGGCGTCTTCAGCAATCTTTTTATCCAGCCCTTCGATTTCTTTTTCGGTATGCTCGATCTGACCCAACACCCCTTCGTGAGAGGCTTCCAGTTTCGCCAAGTCGCCTGGACCAATCCCCCGCTTGAACTTGTGGGCACAGTCAGGGCATTCCAGTAGCTCGGCATTCCTGATGTGGGCAAGGTCATGGGCAAGCCCTTCGGCTGACAACTTCAATCCACGCACCTTGGCAATGAGGTTGTCCCTATGGACCACCATGTTCCGGTACATGTTGCCGGTCATCTCAGGTGTGCTGCTCGCGACTACCCGCTGAAGGTATTCCATCAGTAAAGGCGCTACCGAGGACAACCCACTGAAGTCGTTCTCCCTGTCATTGAAGATCGGGTATTGATTAAGGATCTTGTCGAAGTCTTTAACCTCTTCCCCGATGTGGTCCAGTTCCTTCTGGATGTTATCGGCTTGTTCCTTGTAGATGTGCGGGTCTTTGATGAACTCTTCCATACCTTCGAGGAATCCTGCGTTCTCCGCAATGATCCCTTCCAGTACGGCGCCTCGCTCCTGATAACCGTCGAGGAGCTGTTCAGCGATCTCGATGTTCGAGATAAGCTCTTCCTCGGTATGGATGAACCCACTCACCTTATTGACAGCGAGCATGTCAGTGAGTTTCTCAAAGGTTTGAATCTTGGCCTTCAACTCCGGGTCTATCGTCAATCCTTCTAGCTGCCCGCGCACCAGCAACGCTTCCTTGAGTTCTTGATCGATCTCCTTGATCCGAATCTCAAGCTGGTCTACGCCAATGTCATTGATAACCGAGAGCTTGCGGCTTTCTTCTGCATGGCGCATGGACTGGTTCTTGATGGCTGACTTCAAGTCATTGCGTTCAACACGCAGCTTGTTGTAAACCTTCATGGCGTAATCGGTATCGTTTGGATACACTTGGAGAATGATCTCCTTACGCCGCGCAGCCGACAAGCTGGATAACCGATCTACGGAACGAAGCCCCGAGAAGAAACGACACAGTGGGCCATCCAACTTGAAATACTGCCAGACCAGCTCCTTCTGAACACTAAAGGTACCCGCCTGGTTGCATTCCACTCCAACTTCATCACCTGGATCGAAGTACTTGAAACTGTGCCCGTTACCGACATGGGTTTGGCTGTCCAGTACGTAGCGACGGTTGTTGAAGATGCACTCGTAATACTTTGCCCCATTTTCATAGTTACTGTTTTCAGGGGGCATTGGGTTCGCCTCTTTGAGGATACTGGTTTTACCAGAGCCGTTCGAAGAGATGAGTAGGTTGATCATTTCCTGAGTGTCTAAGATGACTTCGGTAATCCCGCTACTCAGTAATGGAATGTAATTCTTGAGTCTGAGTTTAAGTAGCATGACTAGGTTCTTCTAATGGTATGACGTACTTGTCTACAATATGGGGTTTGGAGTATGAGTTTATTGTTATGTTTGGGTACCGGCACGGTAACCCAGGTCAAAGAAACCAACACCACCGAGATCATGGTGTACGTCCCAATCCTCTTCCCAACCGCGGAAGGACGCACAGCCAACAACGTTGAGACCGTAGAAAAGAAGAGTCTCAACGCAGCAGGTGAAGAAGTTCGCAGTTCCAACATGCGCAGTAACTCGGTACCGGCTAAGTGGAAGAACATGGGGGATAACAACCGCATGACCCCACCAGACGTCCGGGAAGGCACCAAGGTGGCGATTTACCACACCGAGGGTAGCAACCAGTTCTACTGGTCGTTGTCGGGTGTTAACGGCGAAACCATGCGCCTGGAGTCCGTGCTGTACGGCTGGAGTGCAAGCCCGGAGCTGGATGACAATACGGAATTCAACGTCGACAACTTCTATACGGGTAAGGTCGATACGCGCTTGGGTGTGGTGGCATTCCGTACCTCACAAGCCAACGGCGAAAAGTCAGGCTTGGAAATGCAAATGAACGCCAAGGAGGGCCGCGTTTCTGTCACGGGCACTCGTGGGACTCAATTCGTTCTCGATGACCCAGAGGACAGCTTCACGTACACCAACAAGGCCAAGTCATATCTTCGTATCGAGAAGAAGTCCGCCACCATCAAGCTGGATGAAGATCTCAACATTTTTGCCAAGCGTGAAGTAAACCTCAAGACAACCACGATGAACGTTGAGATTGAAACCCTCAATGCCGATATCAAAACCACCAACTGGAAGGGGCTTATTAACCACGAGGGGGATAAAGTCCAGGAAGGAGATTACAACCTGACGGGTGACGTTACTCAGACAGGGAACTATACCTCCACTGGCTTGGGTCAATTCGCACTGGACGTGGCGACGGGGGCTATTACTCTGCGTACGCACGGTCACACCCTTGTGCAAAATGGCAACGGCGTTTCTGGTCCTCCTGCAGGCGCATAAACAAACTACTACTGAGCGGGGCAACCCGCTCAGTAGTAGAGTTATGGCCGCTTAGCCAACATCACGCTGGGTAAAGAACTGGTTAATCCCGTTCGCACCATCATCCACAAAGCAGGGGATTGCACTACCACGACGCATTGGCGTAATGATGTGATTGTCCATCACGATGTAGTGGCGGTTGACGTTCAGGATTCCGTTTACAGCCGTGCCGAACAACACCTCGCTTCCGTTAGGGTCGCGCATGACGTCGCTACCCAACGCAATGAGATCATCACCCTGACGCACCAAGTAGCAGTACGTAGTGCCAGAAGTGTTGACCTTTACCGCGTAGTCCTTTTCGAAGATGAAAGTACGACCGCCAATCACAGCACGCCCGCCCGCCGGTACACGCACCCAACCTGCTTCGTTGATGTTGTGCAAATCCACCCGAAGGGTACCTGCCACCTCGATCATGTCCGACGAATACGACGTGTTACCAGGATCGGTTTGGTAGATCCCTTTGTTGGGGATCAACAGCGGAGGGTAGATCTGGTCCACTGCGTCAATGGCTTTAGTGCCGTTGTACAGCTTACCAGGGTTGAGGCGACCAGGGGTGACTACAGGACCGGTGGAGAGGATATTGCTCACCGAGAAACTGATGTCCCCGTACAGATCCCCGAACGGACGCGTGATTGCAATATCGTAAGCATTGGCGCCCTTCAACACCGACACCATGTCAGAGTACGACATCCACACGCCATCGGCAGACTTCGACTCACGGCTCGTTCCACTTACAGCGATACCACCTGCGGTTACAGGGGTGAGTTTCAGCCCATTGGTTGGCAACAGGTCAATGACGAAGTTACTACCGCTAACCCCATAACTGACGATACCTGCCTCCGCATAGCACACCCCATCGGTGATAACGACCACCGCTTTGTTAGCGGTGAGCGTGTATACTTGCACCTGAGACATTCTTGCCGCATCAGGGACTCCTGGGTTGGCTGCGCGCGCACGCGTCTGTACGTTGCCCGCAGAGGCTTGCAGCGCGATCAGACTGGTGGGTGAGAGCTGGATTACGTTACCCAGCGTCAACACCTTGTTGTTGTAGACGATGGAATCGTAACCCTTGAACCCGTTCTGCGTGGTGAATACCATAGCCGAGAGACTTGCCCCGACACCATTCTTGTTGCCGTAGATCGACAACCCAGATGGTAGCGTTGCGAGCGTAGTTACTTCTTCAGCGTCATACGGCAGGGTGATACCAAAACGACCACCCGATTCAGTACTCACCAGACTGTTGTCCAACCAGTACTGTTCCTTCCAACTGAACTTACCCGTGGAAGGATCCAGGCCATACACCAGGTAACGGGTATCACTGTTGCCATGACGGAACGGAATGATGCGTTCTGGCAATGCGGAGAAGCTGTTGTGGCGAGCAGGGGTGTAAAACTCAGCACCCGCCAACATCGCGTCAACCACAGGACGGTTGTTATCCAGCAGCCACGCCCCGACGTTTGCATACGCAGTAGCATAACGTTTAAGACGCACGCCATACTTGCAAGCCGATGCTCGAACCAACTCACCTTTACCTACCATGACACCCGGCGCGTACGACGGGTTGTTGAAGTCATAGAGGTTACTGACACGAAGTCGAACAGGGGTGCCGGTAATCGACAACGAAGCATCCAGAACGTCACGAGTGCGAGTACCCACGGTTTTGATAGCCGCACCACTACCAGCCAGTAACGTACCTGGAACAATCGATTCGGTCACATTCAACGTGAAGTATCTCGAAACGCCGTTGAGCGTAACCGTAACCGGGATCTGGAGGTTCATGTACAGTTCGACATCCTGAGCGTTCCAGAACAGTGTAACTGCAATCTCCGTTCCCAGATTGTCGCCCACGTTAGCAACAGCACCCGCTGGCAGCGTGATGTAATCCAGCAACCCGATGATGTGGCTGCCGTTGGCTGCGACTGGGGCCTGTGCTCGGTTCATCAGATCGAACGTCGCCAGGTAGCCACTCCCCACCAGGTCTTGGAGCGCCGGATTGGTGTCGTACAGCGCGGCGTAGAAGAACCGATGGTGCAGGGTAACCGCGTTGCCTGCGGCGGTGTAGGACGCTGCCATGCCTTTGTAGGTAGCCACGTCGTAACCGGCGTACAACAGATAGTTGCGCCCGAGACCTGCTTGGCTTAACAGATTGCGGAACTGGTAGATCTTGCGATCAGCCAATGGGCGGAAGAATGCAACGCTCCCGTCAGAGGCTTCTCCCGCAACAGCGTTCCAGCCAACACTGCGATAACTGACGTTGAGGTTGGGAACCTCTGCCAATTGGCTGCTCTTGGCCCGACCTACTGGAAGGCTCGCAAAGATGGTCTGACGAGAATACATACCAACATCAGACACCGGTGAGATCACCAGGCGGTCACCGTTCAGCAACATCCCCGGTTTAAACGAAGAGTTGAAGTAACGAGTCGGGTCCAATTGGGTCGGAACAACCACCGGGTATTCATCCGGGAAGAAGTACGACGCAAAGGCAAACGAGTCATTCCGCTGGTATTGATTGATATCGAACGAAGCATTGTTGGCCAGCAGTGCCTGATAGCTCCCCTGAGGCGTTACGAACGCGTCTACGGGCAGAAGTCCAATCATCTCACCCAATGTAGCGGTGCGCAGGTTATCCTTCTTGGAGAGCCCTACGGTGCCTTTGTGCTCGCCATGTACAGCACCCCTCGAAGCAATGTGCGCGTCGATGGGCAAGAGTACCTCGTTTACCAAAGCATCCAGCTCGCCATTCATTTCAGCGATCTTGGTGTGGATGCCTTCGTTGTAACCCACCGAACGTTGTTCCATCGCATAAGCGATTTTGTTCAGCGTGGTAATAACCTTACCGAACCGCGGTTCGGGTTCTTCTACATGAGGGGGTTCCCCACCGACAATAAACATGGAAATACTCCACTGAAGGAAACGGGGGATTGCTCCCCCGACTCACATTAAGGCAGCAGCTCGGCACTACGCAGGAAAGCAAACACGCCTTCGTCTTGCGGGAGCCCAGCACTGACAGGGATGGTTCCACCCTTGCGGGTAAAGCTCAGCTCGAAATCACCAATCACGAAAGGCTGGAGCCGTTCGATGGTCAGGATCTGCTGGTTGTTGGTCGTGATTGTGGCCACGTGGAGAAGGTTGCTACTGCGACGCAGCTCAGCCGCGGAGATGATGTACCGAGGATCATCATCTTCTACGCTTGCGTAGACGTAGTAGATTTTGTTGGCAGGGTTAGCGCTGACATCCCGCAAGTCGATCGTTCCGCCCGGCATGGCGTACATCGTGCCATTGATCATGAGCGGAATATCTTCAGGGAAATAGATCACCCAACCACTCTCTGGATAAGCAGACGCGGTCATGTAGTAATCCGTTCCCTTCTTGTAGATCGCCGCGGCGCCACCGGTATGCGCAAACGGCAGTGGCTGAGGCCGCACTGTCAGGTAGGTCTCTCGGCTGTTGTAAGTCAGGTTGATGTCTGTCATCCCGATCTTGGGTAGGAACACCGCCGCACTTTCAACGTTCCAGCCCTGAGACTCCTGGGCAATGTTCTCGAACTTGAGCGTACTCAGGTTGATGTCGAAGAAGACCTGTGCCCTGTAACGCGACGTGGACGAATGGATGCCACCGAAACTACCGGTGTTGTAGCACTTGAGCCGCCCTTCATCGCGGTAGCAATTCAGAGCCGGCTTGTTCCTCAGCAAGCTGTTCATCCAGAAGTCCTGGCCAACCGTAGCCGCTCCATCCAAGGTACGGAGATCCGGTGGGTTGTCCAATACCGTGAAGCCCGTGATCAAGTACGCCGAAGGATGATCTCCCCCAGGCGCCTCTGTCACAAGTCTCACCAACACGATCTGTGCCCTGATTTGCGCAGCTGACACGTTGTAGTAATGAATGGTGATGACGGCCATGTTGAGACTATGGAACATCCCACCATTCAATTCATCAAGGACCTGAAGCGTGAAGCACCAGGCTGGAGTGGAGTCGCGATAAGCCGATGGAATAAACGCCTTGATGGCGTCCAGCGCGGCTTGCCTGAGTCCGTAGAACGTATCCCCTTTGTACGTAGCGGTTCGAGTAACCGTATTCAGCGTTCTCGAATAAGTACGCGGGAAGGAGGCTACCAAACCGTTGACGGTTGGCGCTCTAAGAGCCGTTGTGTAGGGCGCCCAGCTGTACCCCGGCGTAGACGTCCATTGCAGCGACGACAGACAGAGGCTACCGCTCTCCACGCCCCCTGCTGCCAATTGAGCGGCAGTGCCCGTGCAGGCTACTATCCCATCGCCTGGTACAAGGTTCGTGGTGTAGATGTCATTGGTCAGTGGTCTGGCTTTTACCGAGGGGAGGTCCAAGTTAGTTACGCTCGGTCTTACCTCGTAATCACCCGTGACTTTACGAATGAACGTCTTGTTCTGGTTGTCCAGTGGATCTACCGCGTTGTACATCTCTCCATCGGTCTCATAAAGCACGGACGATGGGTAAACGCCACTGACGGTTGGCAGCTTGGCGATGTTCACCAGGTCGCTGATGTTGTTTTGTCCTCCAATGGATTGCATGCTCAGAGGCCGCGCCAAGATATCCTTCAAACGAGTATACCCGGGGAAGGTAACACGGAACATGAACAACGGGAAGAAGTTGGAGTTGTAGGGGTATGGAACAATCCCCGTTCCATCTGGGAGGAACGTGTACTGCACCAGTCCAGTCGAACCAATCCGTCGGAACGTTGCGTAACGGTCTTGTACATAGGCCGTGCGCTGGGCGGGCGTGGTATCGGTGAACCCCATGTCGAGAGCCTCGGGTACATTGACGATGGTCACTGTCCCCGTTGCTGGGTTGAAGCTGTACTGCATGTCGGAGATCACCACAATCCCAGCACCGTCTCTGGTGCACACATAACAGAACATGGTGTGGAGTGTGATAGCCCCTCCCGATGCTTCCATCGACCACGCCTGGGGTTTACCAGTCCTGTACCACCCAGTGGCGGGTTGACGGAAACTCCAAGGACCGGAACGAGCGAGCGCGCCACCGCTCAGGACATGGGTGAACTGCTGGAGGTAATTGACGTTGGTGTACGACGCCCCGTCATAGTCAGTGTAGGTAAGCTTGATCAATTCCCAGGCCACGTCGATCTGAGAACGAACATCCGCTTTCTTGATGCGGAAGAACGCGTACCGTTCACCCACCTGCCAGTTACCCACGTCGGTCATGAGCAATAGGTATTCGCCACCGTCGAGCAGGGTAGCGGTTTCGTGAGTAGTCCAGGTCGCCAACTCCTGAAGTCCTCGTACAGCCGACATGTCACATTTGGCATAACGGTGAGCAGAAGGATTGAAGGTACCGTTGGTCAACGCGACGTACCAATCGTTGGTCCCATCAACACCCACCATGATCCCCACGTTACCGCTACCACCAATGATGCGGTTAGGCTTGAAGTTACGAGATTCCAGATCAGGCGGGCTGTACTGGTAACCGGTGTAGGTAATCTTCGGTGCAGCCGCACGGTGATTCTCGATGACGGTGAAGTACAAGCCATCAACCCGACCGTCGAAGTGGTTGCCCAGAATCATTACCTGGCCAGTAGGTTCAAGACACGCGCCCGTGACCTCGGAGTTGCTACCCAGGCCCTCGAACGAACCAGAGATCAGAGGGGGCATGAAACTGTCGCCGCCAAACCGGCTGATGGCCATTACGCCCGAACGCATGGCTGCACTGGTATCAGGGATGAACGCCTTAGCCAGTTCCTGGACACCCCGTGCCGTACTGAAG